TAAGTACGCCACAATATAAGTTAGACGTAAATACTATATCTTCTGAAACAGTTGCTCATTTTGCGAACACAGGAACAGCCAAAACATGTGAAATAATAATAGCTGCAAATAAAGCTTTGGATGGAGGAGATACTGGTCCTAGAAATTCTTTTTTGACTTTTTCTAGATATGATTCTGTCGTTGACATAGATAAATGGTCAATAGGTAATATTTATATTGATCCAACATTTGGTGGTAATGATGATTTTGTATTCATAAAAGGAGGTTATTTTGGTACTAGTCCAAATGTAGTAGCTAAATTATCAACTGTTGGAGATTTTGATATAGATGGAAGATATACTACTAATTCTTCTTATTGTAAAGGCCAATTTGTTGAAGTTTATCAAACAAGATTAACTGGAACCTCTAATCTTTATATTGATCCATTAGGAACTAATGGTTCATCAACAGTTAGCAGTGGTAATTTTAATAATGATTCACCATTTGGTGTTGCTATGTATAATGGTAAATTAGAAAGAGTTAAGTTATTTACATCTGATACGATTTCTACCAATGTTGTTTTTCAGTTTTATGCTATTACTCCAGCAAGTACATCTGTTAATGGATATAATAATATAAATACAACTGGTGATTATGCAAATGTAAAATGTAGTGGAACAGTAACTTTAAATACAAATCAAATAGCAGAAATAGTATTTCCAGCTTTTGGAACGTTTACGTCAGGACAATTATTACAATATAGATTATTTAAATCAGATTTTACACCTTTAGATATACCAGTAAAGCTCTCTAGTTCACTTAAATATATTGTTGTTTAATGACTAAATTTATAAAATATGAAAATTTAGATTTTAGAATAGATAATAATATTTTTTATTCTACTTCTGTAAAGATATCTTTGCAATCTAATATTCAACCTGTTTTATTGGCTGATGGAAGTTTGTTAAGATATGCGCCACAAGAAACTGTTATAGGTGGTTTGTCTACAGAATTTTATTTAACAGGATCTTTACCAAACTATTTAAATATAGTAAATTCATCTGAATCTAGTGTTAATTGTAGTTTTGGTGGAGTGGCAATTGATCAGTGTTATATAAAAAGTTTAAGTTTTACAGCTAGCCAGTTTTCTCCAATATTATTAAGTATTGATTTTGATTGGTATGGAAAAATTAATAATGCAAATAGCACATATAATTTAATAAATAAATCTATAGGTGGGCCAAGTGGTCCTACCGGCCCTTCAATGCAACCTTTGTCGCACATTTCACACTCTAATAATTCTTATATCGCTGACATATCAAATGTATTTGGATTTTCAGAAGTTTTTTCTTATTCTTATAATGAAAGTTGCGATAGAGTTCCATTTTTTAAAAATGGAGAAATAACTCCATTTAGAGTAGCTAAAATAAATAGAGCTAAATCAGTTACAGTTGATGGTAACTATTTTAAAAAATCTAATGTCTCAGATATAGAAGGAACAGATACAGTTTGTGATTTATATTTAAAAGATTATGAAAATAATTTATTAAATACTTTTAATATATCTGGTAAAATAGAATCTCGCTCTTTGAATATAGATGTAAACGGTTTATTACAAAGCACTCTTTCTATTAATCAAAGAGTTGCGCCATTAAGAAGCACATTATGAGTAAATTTTTAGATACACAATTTTCAGTTACAGGTATAAAGAATTTTATTACTGGAGATTCTTATACAAAATATAATCTTGTCGATTTTGAATATTTCACTGGAGATGCGAAAGATCCAAGAAATTTATCAGGTTTGTATGCTTGGTTTAATTTAGATGATCTTAATAATATAGAATTCGATGCTTCAGGAAAAATTTATAAATGGTATAATCTAGCGGCAGGTCATGAAGTGGCTCAAGATTTGAACAATGATAATTCTTCAATAAATACAAGACCTTTTTATGATCAAAATAAAAATTGCATTACATTTCAATCTGATTTTGAAAAATATGCCATTAACAATTTATACACAACAGGAGATGGTTTTGTTGGCTTCTTAACAGGGGATCGTTGTTGGTTCATCGTTTATGAATTTGAAGATTTAAGGCAAGGTAATTATGGTTCAATAATAAAACCAAACACTTCTTCTATAATTGATACTGATTTGTATGCAACCACCTATGCGACGAGTGGTTATCTAGCGGTTTCTGGAAATAATGAAATATATAGTTGGAATATATCTGTTCCATCATCATCTCAACAGTTTATAATAAATCCTACTGGGGTAGCTGATAATTCCCCTATAAGCGTTAATTCGGCATTTTCTGCTTCTAAAGTTTTAAAAAACAAGAATATAGTATCTATAATAAAAAACAATACAACAAATAATTTGCGTTTAAGAAACAATGGCTATGAATTATTAAATCTTACTAGCGATCATTTTCATTCTGGATGTAGTGGTTTGATGATTGGAGCGTCTCAAAATTCTCACCCCTTGCAAAATAATATTTATAATTATAATGCTTCGAATATTTCTTATTATGAAATTCTGGGATTTGCAAAAGTTCCATCTGATAATGATATCTTAGGTGTAGAAAAATATTTATTTGAAAAACATTTTACAAATGATGATGGTTTATATATAGCTAAATCTAATTTTACAGCATCAGATTATCGTTATGCACCTATAAATATAACAGGTTCTCAATTTTTAACTAAAGAAGTAGATTCAATTTTCAATAAAACATATGGTTGTTCTGCTAATTTTTCAACAAAAGCAGCAAGAATAGATTATGGAGACAATTATTTTACAAATGTTATACCTAACATTAATAATTTAAATACTGAGTTTACTTTAAATTATGATGGCCTTACCGATGTACAAGCTAAATGTTTGATAGGATTTTTTCAAAATACTTTTGAATATACTCCAAAAACTATTGTTGATTCTTATGAAAATGTATCTATAGACTTATTTTATCCGTATAAAAATAATTCGAAAATTTATTTTTCCGATTTGCAATATAATTCTGTAGAAGCTAATTTAAATAGAATTTCTATAAAATGTATATCTGCTTACGATTCTAGTCTTGATTATAGAGGTTATCAAGTAACTGGAAAAGAAGTCACATCTTTCTTTAATGAAAATTCAGTTTATTTCAAAAATGATGTAGTTTATTATAATACCAATACTGAGAGTCAGAAAGGTTATTATTGGTATACTGGATTGGATAATATCATTCCGACTCATGATCAAAGACCTACTGGCAATAATTCTTTATTCACTAGATCTTTTTATTTTCAACCTGATCTTGATTTTGAAATACCAGTATCTCCAAAATTTATCAAAACAGAATTTGATTCGTCTGCGCCAGCTTTTGAAAATTACGGTATAAATAAAACAAATTTAGAATTTAATTATAATCTAACTAATAGATCAGATAAAGAAGCTCAAGCCATACTTAAATTTCTAGATGTAAATGGCGGTTTTAAAATTTTTGAAATGACTTTGCCAACTCCTTATAATAAATTAATAAATGTATATTCTCCAGAATGGAATCATACATATAAATTTAAAAATAATCACGATCTATCAATAAAATTTATAGAGTTCAAAGGTTTAACTAAATCTGATATATTTTTCAATACATTAATACAACTATGATATATGTAAATAAAACTGGCAAGCATATTGGAGAATGTTTAACTGGATTTGGATCTAGTTATCCGGTTACTGTATATAATAGTGGTAATTCAGATGTAGAATATAAAATAACAGTAGAAAATAATACAGATATTTTTAATCTCTCTACCAGTGAATTTATTGTTAATAACGGGTCAACAGGAAAATTTGATATTTTTTATAAACCAGAGATTACTGCCTCAACAGCTATTGATTCCACTGAGATAACTATTTTTAGCCAATCTGTTGAAGATGGATCTGTAGATCCAAGCGGGTTAATAACTCTTGAAATTACTGGATCAAGAATTATTAGTAATACTGCTGGTGCGGTTCGTAGATTTGTTGCGTTAAAAAATTATGACATAATAAATGGTATTAGTTATGATTTCATGTGGTATCCTCCAACTGGAACTGGAAATTTAAAAAATTATTATTTTACAGGGTATAGATTAGATATTGCAACAAGCACTGATTTTGTTGCCGACACTGTGTTTACTACCGAAATAATTCAAGCCCAAAATACTACAAATAATCCTAAATTCGCAACTTTTTATGGATATCCAGAATTAGAAAATAAATTAAATATTTCTACAAATGAATTTGCAGGTTTAGATTTGGAAGTTGATTATTACGCAAGAATTTATACATTTAGCACTAACAATACTGGAATTAGCATATATGCCACAGGTATAGAATCTATAAGTGAACAGTTGTCAAATGACGTAATAAATGGAAATTCTGGAACTAAATTAAATATAAGATTTGATAAAAAACCTTTAAATGTGTATGTTCCAAATGGAAATTATACGAACTACAGTTTAAACACAAAAATCATTGAAGCAAATAATAATTCTAATGATTTACTTTTTTATTCTGGTATAAATATATATTTACCAAGTCAATCAACTTTTCAATCTAGCGATGAAAATAATTATGCTTTAAATTTAAATAATCAAATTTTTAAAAACTTTACTGGAGATCCGAGTACATTTATTAATTTATATGTTCCTTATAGTTGCAGGATAGTTGGAAATTTTGGAAAAGGTGGAGATATTTTAACTTCAAATGTTTATGACGGTCAAACTAACGTTGTAAATTATGTTGATAAAATCATAACCGATACAACAACAGAATACAACAAAACAAATCCAACACTTACAGATTCAAAATCAGGTGGTAGTGTTTTAAATTTTGATGCTAAAACAGAATCCGATAGGACAGATTTTATATACAACATATACGCAGAAAAAAATAGTTTCATAGCTGCTGGTGGTGGCGGAAACAAAGCTGGAATTATTTATTTCGAAGGTGTTTATTATGGGGTTAGTTCTGATAATTTAATCAAAGATAGAGTTTACCCATTAAATGGAGCTTATAATAAATTTGGGCAAAATACTAAATATAATATCTTTTATGGGCAAGCTCAAGCTATGCGACAAAATAATAATGATAGAAGTCAAACAGTTTTATTGGCAAGTATTTTTTCAAATGCTAGTGGATATGGAGAAGTTGGATCTGATGGTTTTTATCTGAATCCAATAAGCAATAGAGATAATAGTTATTCAAAACAGAATGGTTACTATTATTCGCCTAGATTTGTTTTTGTAGGTGCAAATAGTTTTGGCAATCCTACGAGTTGGAAAAGTGTTTTTGATCCAGCTTTTATTAGAATGCCTGGAAATCTATCTGTAGCTGGAAATATCGTAAAAAAATATTCAAACTCTTCATTAAGGTATTCATTTTATAATACTGATATACCTTCTGATTATATTTTTAGGTTTTCAAATAATGATATTACAAACAGTCCATCATGGGCTGCAAAAAATTACAATGGAAGTACAATTTTTACCTTAAATACTGTTGGTGCAGAATCTGGAACTATAAATCAAACAAATGATTTTAACTCTACTGGTTATAAAGCATTAACTTTTTCTAATAAATCTCTAGCTGGTACAATTTCTTTTAGCTCTGAAACTTGCAAGAATTTTGATCTATTCATTGTAGGTTGTTTTGGTGGAACACTTACTGCTCCAAAAAATTTCAGCTTAATTAATTGGTATTCTAATTCACAAAATATAAGCAGTAACCATGTAAGTTATAGAGCGTTTTTGCCTACATTTATTAATACATATCCAAAAGAATCAAATATATTTAATTTTTTTACATCTTTATTATACAACCATAAAATAACAAATACTGATAATTTTTTTCTTTTTAATCCTGAAGCTTCAAATTCTTATTATCAACTATCTAAATCCTTGAGTACAAGTTCATTTGTTGTTTATCCTTTTGTATTAAATATAAAAAGAAATGGCACATCGTATTCAATATATATTAATGGAGAGTTGCACACATTTTATGATTTGAATTTTATTACTCCTTCGCAAGAACAAAATATAACAAAATTTTTATCTTCGATACAAAATACAACTTTTAGATTAGAAAACAGTGATAGTGCAATGACTACTACTTTTTTTGATATATTATTTTATAATAGAGTTTTGTTTGATGATGAAAATAGAAAAGTAAATAATAGTTTGCTACAAAGTTACATAAAATTATTTACTGGAGAAACAGCCAATAATTATTTAACAATATCAAATCAAATAAGAATGCCAAATGTTTTTAACTTAGCAGGTACTATTTCTTCAATACCATGAACACTTTATTTAAACTTAACAATTATGTAATAATAGATTTATTTGAAATAGAGTTAGACGCAAATGAAGGATATTTGAGATTTCATGGATCTAAGAATTTTAACAAGAATATATTTTTCCAAGGAAAAGAATATACTTTTATTCCATGTGAATTTTCTTCATACGAAACGAATTCTGATGGTAGACAAAGTAGACCGAAATTACAAATAGGTAATATTAATAATTATTTCTCTAAAATAATGCAAGATCGAAATGATCTTATTGGTAAAAATTGTAATAGAAAAAAAGTATTAGCTAGAGATCTTGACGCTAAAAATTTCGAAGATGGAATTAATCCTTATGGTATTTCTAATTTTAATACTTATATTGCTTTTGATAAATTTATAATAAATTCAAAATTATCAGAAAATCTTAATCTTGTGGAGCTTGAGCTTGTTACTAAAGTTGATATTCAAACATTATCCATACCAGCAAGAAAGATAACTAATGATACTTGTTCATGGAATTATAGATGCTATGGTTGTAATTATGGTAATAATAAAAATTATTCTGGCCCTATAATGCCGTTTGCAATTGGTGGGGGATTTAATTCATATTTAGGAGTCCCAGTGGCTGATGATAATGATAAGGTTTTTGTTAAAAAAACAAATGATACAAATTCAGGAGATTTATATGATTTACCATATAATGGTAGTTACAATTTAACTTCTTTAACTTATAAAGGCGAATGGTTAGCAACTGCATCATACGATGTTGGTGATTTTATTTATTTAGATGCTATTTCAGACACTAATTTAGAAAACAATGAACCTGTATTGGTAGCTCTTAATAAGCCAAAAAACTATTTTGTTTGTATCGAAGCTAACACTAATAAAAATCCATTAAATAACACAGATGTTTGGAAGCAGGATAAATGCTCGCGAACTTTAAGGGGCTGTAGATTGAGATTCAATAATAATACATCTTTAACGCAAGGTAAGCCATATTTACCATTTGGAGCGTTTCCAGCTACATTTCCATATAATAATGAATCTAAAACCTGAAATATACGATGAATTGCAAAAATATTCTAAATCTTTTCCAGAAGAAGAAGTGTGTGGATTTATTGTAGAGGATCAAGGGTTTGTTAAATTTATATCTATTGAAAATAAACATCCGCAAAAAAATTGTTATGCGTTGATTTCGCCTAAAGATTATTTATTTATAAAAAATAATTATAAAATATTATACTATTTTCATAGTCATCCGGTTGGATCTGATTTCTCAGAAATTGATTTATTTTATCAAAAATATCATAATTTAAATATGATGCTTTATGATGTGGCTAATAACATCTTTAAAGAAAAGAAGTGTAAAATAATATAATATATGGTTAATGTTAAATTACATGGTATTTTTGAGGAATATGTTAAAACAGAATGGAAACTAAATGTTAGAACTATTTCTGAGATTTTTGAAGCAATTGAAGCTAATAGTGGAAAACTCTTGCAAGCTTTAGGTAATTTTCAAGAATATTTGACACATTTTATTATCTATGTCGATGATAAACCTATTTCTGTAGAGTATATTAACTCTCCAATATTAAAAAAAGATTCGAAAGTAGAAGTTGTTCCTTTGATTTTATCATCATTAGATCCTATCACAACAAACATATTGATTGGTTTGTTATTAATTGCAATATCAACGGGTATTCAAATGTTAATAACCGCTTTAATGACTCCAAAAGCTCCAAAAGATATTAAAAATAATTCAAGATTATTTTCGGGTTACGAAAACGTTACTAAAAGAAATGTTGCTATTCCAATTGGATATGGGAGATTAAAAATAGGTAGTATTGTTGTAGCTAATGATATAAATTTAACAAATAAAATTAATAATAATTAATATGGGAGCAACAGACTACAGACCAGTTAAATTGCTTGAAGACATGGAGAGAGAAAATTTAGGAGATTTTTCTTCTTCAATCGGATCTAATACAATTGTTCAGCAAGGAAATTTTAGTTCTGATCCAAATTCTTCATCAAATAATGCATCTGTTTCGACAAGCTCTGTACCAACAAATACGGTAAAAATATATATTGAACAAGATTTAATTAATACTTTATCTTTAGCTTCCGAGTTTCCATCTGCAAATTCAACTTTAGATACTGAGTCTTTTTATAAAAGCAATGATCTTCTATGCGAAGGGCCAATTGAAGGTCTTGTAGATCAAGAAGGAAACACCCTTAATTATATAAATTTAAGCTCTTCCATAAAAGATAGAAGCTCTTCATTGGCCTATGGTGTTTACTATAATGATATATCCGTAAAAGATAAAAAAACAAATTTATTGAATTTAACTGCTGCTAATTTTAATTTATCTTTAGGTAATGAAGTTAATAATTTTAATGATATCTCTAGTTCCGTATATACATATGACTCTAAAGTGTATGATTTAGATCAAGATCCTGGAATCGCTAGATTTAATTCTTTAGAACAAAAATATATTGGTGAACCATTCACAAATATAACAAAAGATCCTTTATACCAAAGTTTAATCTTTTTAAAAAGTAAAGCTCGTAATTTTTCTCATTACGTTAAAAATAAATATATTACAAGCGCTACTGTAAATATTAAAATAGATTCTTGTTTTTATATTGGAGGAAAAGGTGATACATATGGAAATAATATAAGGTTTGTAGTTTGCGTGACAAATCTAACAGAAAGAGTAACGAATTATTTTTATTTTCAAGCTTATTTTGTAGCAAAAGGAAATCCAGTAATAATACCGATTCAGATACAGTTTAATAGGGCCGCAAATTTATCATCTAATCCGCCAGAATATTTGATAAATGTATATAGCGTTGAAAAAAGAATTACTGCTTTTGGTGAAAAAAATAGAACTGCAACAAATAATTCTAGAAGTTTTTCTGTTGATTCTATTGTCGAAAAAGTTGATTATGCATTCTCTTATCCATATTCAGCAATATGCCAAAATATAGTTAGTGCAAAGCATTTCTCTAATATACCTGTTAGAAGTTTTGATTGTAAGCTTTTAAAAATCAAAGTTCCTAATAATTATGATTCTGATGTTAGGGAATATGTTGGCGATTGGAATGGAGATTTCAGCAAATTATTGAGATGGTCTGATAATCCAGCATGGATTTTTTATGATTTATGTGTTAATGGGCGTTATGGATTAGCAAAATCATCAATGTCAGAAAATGATTTAAATAAATGGGAGTTATATAAAATATCTAAGTATTGTGACGAGTTGGTAATTACTAATGCAGCAACTAAATATAAAGAGGATGTTTTTGAATTTGACAATAATATTTTGTTAAATCAAAATGACTATAATACAATAACATTTACATCAATAGAGAATCTAAATTCATTACAGGCAAGATATCCTGAGAAAAGTATTTTGTATTTGTATGATTTAAAAAATGAATTGAATGAACCTATTAACATAAACTTTAAAAAAATAATTCTATCTGTTACTAAAGTAGGAAGTACCGCAAAAATAAAATTGTGTGATGATTTTGGGGTTAGAAAATTTATAGAATCTGATATTTCTGGAAGATTTTATAATTCTTTGAAACAATATATTTCAGGAAATCCTTCCGTTTTAAATACTGAAGATAATGCTAAGAGCTATGCTATTTCTTATTTAGCTAATATATCTAATCCAGTTAATAATCAGTATAACTCTAGTTCAGAACAAGTATCAGTTTACTATAGAAATAAAAAAATATTTGATAGTTCTTTGAAAGTGGCTTCAGGAAAATGTGTAGCGAAACATCCTGACTATGATGATTTTCTTGAACCAAGATTTTCTGCAAATATATATATTAATGACGCAACAGAAGGATTGAAGATATTAACAGATTTGTCATCAGTTTTTCGTGGAATTTTTTATTTTAAAAATGGTTTATTAAATTTAAATTCAGACGTAAAAAAACCAACTTCTTATGTTTTCACCAACTCAAATGTTAAAGACGGATTCTTTAATTATACGTCTTCGAATTTAGAATCTTCTTTTTCAGTAGCTAAAGTTTCGTACTTAGATAAAAAAGACAACTTTAAAGATAAAGTTGTTTATGTTGAAGATTCAAATTTAATAAAAAAATACGGTTTAATTGAAAAAGAGATTCTTGGTTTTGGCATAACTTCAAAATATCAAGCAGAAAGAATTGGCAAATGGTTTTTAACAACTGGTAAATTAGAATCTCAAACAGTAACATTTACAACTGGTATTGAGGCTACTCTGTTAAAAATTGGAGATATCGTGAGAGTCGCTGATAATTTAAAAAATTCAAAGCTAGAATTTGGAAAAATAACCTCTTTGGATTTTAAAAATAATTATGCTTATATAGATAGAGAGATGAAGAATGATGTTTTGGGTAAACGATTTAAAGTTTTATCTATAGTTGGAGATGAAACTGTAGAGAGTACGTTATCAATTTTTGAAGCTAGTAATTCTGATCTTAGGTTAACTTTATTGCCTTATGATTATTTTAATTGGAATTTAAAAAACAAAACGGTTTCGACAAATTATAGTCGCTCATTATCTTCAGATTTTGTTTCAGCGGCAGCTTGGGATAAAAAAGCGTTTACAGCACAAAGTTATATAGATAATTGTTTGTTATCTTTCAAAGTTGAATTTACATCATCAATATTTGTTTGTGGATTGTCTTCTAAAAATATAGTAGTAAATGATTCAACAGACATAGAATATGGTTTTTATGTAAACAGTGGAAATTTATTAGGAATTTTTCCTGGATATGTAAGCATTGGGTCTGCATTTAATTTTGGTAAAACAATTACATCATCTGATTTATTATCAATATCATACGATGGAAATTATATAACTTTTTATTTAAATGGAAAGCCTTTAACAGATCAAATCGCTAGATCTAAAGGAAATCCGCTATTAGCAGTAGCTGCATTTAATACTCAGTTCACTACTATTAATGAAATTAATTTTTCTAGATATCCGTTGCCATTATATGGTTCTTTTTCTAATTTAAGAGCAGACGCTAATTTTTCTATATATTTAGAAAATGATGCGGAGCAGGAAGATTTATATCGCGTAATAGGCATAAACGAATCTTCAACAAATGATTATGGAATAACAGCTTTGAAGTATAGTCCTGAAAAATTTGAAATTATTGATAAAAATCAATATATAGATGAAAATCAATATAATAAAAAACAGATAGTTTTCGCTACTGATGATTATATTCGTCCAGCCTTCTCAGATTCTGTTATAAGCGATAATATTAAACAAACTACACTTTCTTTTGTTGAAGCTAATAATACTAATTTTGATTATTCTTTTAATATTGAAACAGAAGTTTTAACAGACTCTTTCAATTTATCTAATTATTTAAGTATTGAAATAAATTTTATTACATTGTTTTCGCTTTTAGATAATTCGCCTTACGTTTATGGTCTTTATTGCACAATAATAAAAGATGGAAAAGTATTAAAGTTTAAACAGTTCAAAAACGAAGCTTCGAAAGTTTCCATTTTTCTTGGAGAAAATATAACTTTGCAAAATAATAGCGCCGTATCTTTTGATATCGATTTATACGCTTTTGATTCAAATATGCGTTTAATTAATGTGTAAAATATAATATGGCATTTATAAGCAATACAGGAATTGATTACGATCAAGCTTTTAAGATAAAAAGCATTGATCTATCGTTGAACGGAGCTTTTTCGTCAAAAAATAATACTTTTTCACCAGTTTCTTTTGGAATTGATTCTTCTACTCCATTTGTAAGCGGGTTAATGGCTGAAAAAGATGTTAATTTAGTTTGGACAGTTGAAAGACCAGTAACAAAAGAGATACTAAGCTCTTTTATAAATGACCGTGGATTTTCAGGTTTTTATGTAAATTTTTATGACATAAATAGAAATTTAATATTTACAGATACAAATAGCTTTAATAATACAAATTATTCGATATCGGCTTCTAATATTTTTAACATTTTTGCGGCAAAAAGTGGTACTCAAAGCGCAGTTAGTTTAAATCAGTTTTTTATAGATGTTATTAGTCAAGATTTTCAAGGAAATACTAGCACTGGATCTGCTATTATAAATTTTGGTTCTGCTGAGGTTCAAATAACTGAATATAGCATTACAAACGAAACAAAGTTAAACTTAGATTATACAGATAAAAGAGTTGTAGAATCTATTGATGTTTTTGTAACTACTGGAATAAATTTTGATACATCAAGTACAGATTATTTATATTATGTAAATTATAATGCTCCATCACTTGAGAATATTTATATTCCAGATTTAGCTCAAGCGGGACAGGGGCAGTTGACAGATAATGCGATAAGATTGCCCTATTATATACATTTAGTTCCATATACCTATTATACTAGCGGAAATAAAATAATATCTTCTGGAATAAAAACCACTTCGTATTCTGAAGTTTTTTTACCAGTGTCTATAGATAATATTACTGGATTTGTTTTTAATAATTTTTCTAACACTTCTAAAGAATTAGATTTAAACGCTTTGATTAAATGGGACTCGATTTCAGAGTCTCAAGATTGTTCTTTTCATATTTTAGTAGAAGAAAGTGGAATCAATTCTAATAAATACGATTATTTTATTCAGAATAGATCGCTTGATTCCATATCTTCTATTTCTAATGGAACTGGAACAGGTTTATTATCATCAGGAACTATATTTCAAAATTATGGATCTTCTGGTATACAGTGGACAGACCACACTATCTTTGTAAATAATTTTGGTTCCTTGCCGACAGGGGTTTATGATCAATACACAACTGGCATAAATTACATAACTGAAGTAAGAATACCATCTGGAGTATCAAATTCTTCCGAAATATTTTTATGTTATAATTATACTGGTAATAACCAATTTCAATTTTTGCCTTCGGGAGGTTATTATAGCGGTAATGTATATACAGGTACATACTCTAATAGCAGATACTTATCGCCTTTTACCCCAAATAATTCTGGTTTTAATGATTTAAATGATACTATAACAGGAATTCAAATAGCAAAAAGAATAACTGGATTTTCTGATTTTGTATATTCAACAATAGATCCTTCTTTCATTTTTCCAGTTAAAGAAGATACTAATTATTTTGTTAAAGTTCGTGCAATAAATACCGATGAAGTTGTTTCGGAATTTTCAGATACTTTATTTATCAGTTCTGGATACATAAATCAAGCAATTAATTTATCTCCATTAAGCGGAAGATATGTGTTTGATGGGGTTGGAGTTAGTGGATATATACCGAAATTTGATGGAGCAGATTCTTTAACCACAGGAACATTATATTATAGCGGTTCTAATAATTTAGTATTTACAGAACTTCCAACAACCACAACTTCTGAAAATTTATATAAATTAGTAATTGAGAATAATATTGTTAAAAAACAGATAGAT